CTATTGATCCTTGAAGGGAGCCGCTTCTACAAATAGATACCGCTTGATCAGGCTCCAATACACGATGAAATTTTTAGCGTGTTCCGCCTTCAAACTCAGCATGACTTGTCTCAAGTAGCGATAGAAAAATAATCATCGCCCGCATCGTTCCTGTTGTTATTTATTGTGGTGTTGATGAATTTTGAATTAGGCACCGAGTTATCAAAAAAGATACCTCCACCCATGTTGATTTTGTTCTTCGTAGGGCTCCCCGTCACCAAATTTGAGGTGATTGAAGAACGTATAAACTGGGCGGATTTTATGTTCCGCAGATAAACACCGCCTCCGCCAGCAGCGCCAGATCGACAGGAATTGTTATATATTTTGCTATCGGAAACCGTAATATCGCTGGTTTCAAAAAATATGCCGCCGCCGCAACCGGGGAGCGTTGGCAAATCCCCGTTTACTATCATGTTGTCGTGAATGTGACTGCTAGTAATAGTGACCGTGCACTTATCACTAAAATACAGTCCGCCACCATAACAACCTACCAATGCGCCATGGTCATAAATTTTGTTGGCCTTAATTTCGCAGTTATCGATGGTGACAACACATCTTCTGCATTCCATAGCGCCACCGAATCCGCCTACACCGGCATAACTGGCTCTTCCGTTGTCGTTAACAAAGCATGAGTAGAGAGCGAGGGTGCTGTTCTCTGCCCAAATTCCTCGTGTTACACCTTTGGACGTCAGATTAATGTTTTTCAGTATTACCGAACTGCCTGAACGAATTTCAAGCAAGCCCCACACACCAGGGTCCTTCCCTGTCCACGTAGCTTTTCCGTCGAGCCCACTTTCGATGGTAACTTTCCTACCATCGTTGACCTGCACTCTGTTTTCAGCGTGAATGGCATTGACCAACTGGATGTGTACCTCCCCGCCTGGATTTGTTGCATTTACAGCGTCTTGAATGGACAAGAAACGTCCCGGAATTTTTTCTATAGATGCCATGCTATTTTCTCCTTATAGGTTTTAGGCGCACGTACCTTCCCCTTGCTTGCTGTGGTATCCGTGGGCACGTCTCAATGGTTTTTCTAGCCTTCTCTTTAAGCGCGCCTATATTGATGTGCGTAATTGGGTGGGTCAATAGGCTAAATGGACTGAGTGGATCCAATTCTTGGTTATAAAAATACGGCGTATCGAGTTTGAAACAAAAAAAGCCCCGAGCCTCCACATGGGAAGCTCGGGGCGTTGGTTACGGCGCTGGCGCCATGCCGTTCTCTCGGATGAATGCCTGCGCCGCGCGGGCGGTGCCGGCGGCGTCTTCTGCTTGCTCGATCAGCGATTTAACAGCTGCGTCCAGCTCTGGAGAAAGTAGCCGGCCGGCGGTACCGGCGCCATCGCTGCCGTCGGTGCCACTGGCTTGGGTGCGTCCGGGAGTGCCACCGTCGCACCAGGCTGCACCGAGCCGCAGCCGCTCAGAATTGCGCAGATCAGCGCGCACTTTTGCCATTTCATCATCGTAACCTTTCTGGATCTTGGCCGACTTGAGCGCCTGCTCGGCACCAATGGCCCGGTTTTGTTCGCGCCGCAGTTCCAGCGCGGCCTCGGCGGCGGCCGCCTGCTGCTTTACCTGCGCATCCCACTTGGCCTGCACGCGGCCGGCGCCGTGGATCTCGCAGCCCAGGCACAGCGCCACCATGGCCAGGATCCAGTAGCACCAGGATGGGACGATGCGGAGCATTCCAAGGACAGCCATCATGACAGCACCTGCTTCGCGTTTTTGTAGATGGCAAGGCGCTTGGCGTAATCCATGGAATCACCCACAGCAGCAGTCTTCCGCCCGATGTTGATGATGTCGCACACCCCGTCGAAGTCGCCAGCATCGGCATACTCGCTCAGGTCGTTGGCATGCCAGTAGTAAGCGGCGGCGCGCGCTGCTCCATCTGGCTGCTCCAGCAGTTCTGGGTGCACGGCACAGTCAATCCCCAGGGCCATCATCAGGGCCATGTAATTCGTCTTGCCTGTGGTCTGCAGCAGGCCACGGCCGCGATACAGGAACCCTTCTCCGCTGGCCTCGTCGCCGTTGCCCATCCGGTTGCAGTAGACCGCATTCCCCATGCGCTCGGGATTGCCAGCCAGTTCGGCCGAGCGCGGCACCAGCGAACGCCAGCGCGAACCGGGCGGCGAGGCACTGCCGATCTGGCGGATCCGGTCTGCGCTGTAGTTCAGGTTCTCCACCAAGGTGGAAAGCTGGCCGGACTCGGCCCCGACGTTGGCCAGGAACATGCCCTGGCGCTGAGCGGTATCGATGCCGAACTCGCGCATGGCTGAATTCAGCGGGCCCAGAAAAGACGATGCCCGCATCGAGGCGGGCATGATCTGGCGCAGCTGGTCTATCGTGAGGTCCATGGGACACGTCCTTTCAATCGGTCGCGCGCGGCGACGTACAGCCAGGGGACAGCGTAGAGGCCGGCGAATCCGGCATTCATGGCCACTTCGCCGGTCTGCGGGGCCGTGTAGCCATACAGCGGTTCCAGCAGCACAGCGACAGCGCCGGTGGCCAGGACTGAGCAAAACAGCCGGTCAAGGTGGTGCTCCGCGCCCGGCGTCATCTCATTGAGCGCGCACAGCGCGCGCAGCAGGATCAGGCCGGCGGCCACGAAATTGATAATCAGCAGGTAATGGTTCGTCATTGGGGCGCTCCCGGTTGTGGATTACCCCCTCCAAATCGACTTTGCAGCTGCTGCAGGGCCAGCGGCACCAGCGTCTGCGAGCACACCCCGATGGCGAAAGCGCTGAAGAAGCGCATTTGTTCTGGAATCTTGGCCGTCCACTCGAAGAAGGACGACTGCGCGGCCCAGGCCATGGCCACCGGCCCACCATAGGCCGCCACCAAGGCGCTGGTGATCAGCGTGATGGCCATGCGCAGCAGCGGCGTCTGCCGCGTGAAGGACAGCGCCACGCAGCCCCCGAAAATCCCGGCCAGCAGTAGGTCATACTGCAGCCCGAGAAACGATCCAGTCAGCGTGACCGTGCCCACAGCCACGGCGTACCCCGTCGCCGCGCTGGTTGTTGGTTCCGGCATTGCATCCCCTAAAAAAGAAAGCCCGCACATGGCGGGCTCAAGCTTTGATCGACCTGAATTTAAGTGGCAGATTCGTCAGAACGGTGCGCGACATACACTGCCATCACTGATTCAATCTGCTGCTGAGTCATACTATCTCCAAACTCCATGACACCATCCTTTGACCAGGAAAATGGTAGCCCCAACAAATCAGCCGCCTTCAACTCGTCTGCGAACGAGTCCCCAAGAATCTTGCCGCCACCAGTAATCGAATCCGACATTTATTACCTCCCAATAGGCTGAACTTCAATAGTCATGCCACCCGTCCAGGCCGATGTTCCGGTGGAGTCGGTACGACCTAACAACTGCGCGTAATGCAGACCATCACTCGTCACCTTGAATGGTTCCCCGTAGTTCAGAGTATTACCTGGGTTAGAGGTGTAAGACTGCACCTGAGTAGAGAGGCCTGTCGCAGATACCGAGCTGTCATATGCCATCTGGGTGTATGAAGAATATCCGGCGTTACCAGTATTGGTAATTCCGAGGAATGTCGCTCGTACCATCTCGCCGACAAAGGCCAAATAGTTAATCTTCTGCGCTGCAAGTGCAACATACGTAGCGCTACCAGTGGTACTCGTACTCGGCGTAATGGAATTGACGTACCCGCGATCTTGATACCAAGAGCGCGCCATACCGGCCCATGATGTCGTGGTCGCGGCATACTCCATGCCGACAAACAGCCTTGTGTTATCGCCGCTCTTGATCTCGATGCCGGTGGTCGCATCCGTCGCCCGTCCCGTGGTCGACGCCTCTAACATCAGCGTGCCGCCGTTCATATAGGCGTAAATGTAGTAGACGGTCGATGCTGTCAGCCCCGTCGGCGCGAGAGTGACGCCACCAGAGGGCACCGTTGCAAGACCGTAGCCCGGAATGAAAATCGTGCCATTCTTGACACGAGAAAGCAGCAAGTTTGATCCAGACCCGACAAGACGGCATTGACACCCGCTTGCTGCGATAACCTGGCCCATTTGCGCCGCGTGCTGGCTCTGAGACGCAGCAGCCACCTGCTGAGACCCACCAGTACCTGATAGCAGGATCCAAGCACCGTTCCCGCTATTTGCTGCCGCGAGATAAATAAGCGTAGCAAAAGAGGTAGCCTGAAGCTCGCCACCTTGCAGTGGTTGCATCCCCATACCCCAGATCGGCTTAGCAGACAGACCATCCGGGGCATATGTGGATGCGCCCGTATTGGTGTGTACGATCATGACACGCTGCGTCAGCCCACTAACGATGTCCGTGCTGACCATTGGCGTAGGGTTCGCTGCCGCGTAGGCATTCGCCGACCCAGTGTCCGTCAGAACAGGGGCGCTCTGCACATATCGCCGAATAGCGGATTGCACCTGCGAAGAATTGGTCTTGTCCAGGGAAAGTCCAGCCCCTTGAATGAGATTTACCAATTCCATCATGAGCATGTTCAGGAACTCCGCAGGCACTACGGTTGGCGCCTGACCTGTCGCCGGATTTCCATCGGTGAAGAACCCGGCAGTACCAGCGGACGTAGACGCTGGCCGCGTTGCCGAAACGGTCGAATTATCGATTTGATACATGCATTACCTCATTGGTAGATAAATTGCAGAAGGGTGTGCGCCGGCCTCACGCGCTTGAGCTCGCACTCCAAGACCGTGTTCTGCCAGGACGCAAGTGGCTCACCTGCTGTGGATTGACCTGCGCTGAAATACACGGGCGAAACAAGTGGGGCCACGATTGCCCATGTGTACGACCAGTCCTCCCCGCCAACTGGATCGCCAGCACAACTCTGGCCACAGCGGAAAGGCGCAAATTCCTTCGTCTCAACCGCATAACCAAGATCGAGGGCGAAACTGACGAAATAAGGAATCGACTGACCGCCGCTATTGGCAAACCGTGCCACTACCTGCTGCCGGCGTTGCTGCAGCGTGGGCGACTCTCCCGCGCACGGATCTGGAAGGCCGAGGGTTGATTCCCACTCGGACAGCAGCTCAATCGTTGTTGCCGGGTTAGCGTCAGTGAGAAGATTCACCGCCCTTTCCGCATGACGAACAAAGGTTGGCGCCAGACCTGACAATGTTTCGGCCTGTACGCTGTCTTGGCCGCGTGGCCAGACCAGGCCGGACGGTAGCAGGCCTTGGATCGCATTAAGAAAGTCCTGCGTGGTATATGTTGGGATACGCATCGCCGACTCACAGATAGGTAACGGTGCCAAGCGTGGGCAGATATCCCAACGGGCTTACGACATTGCCCGTGATGACCGTCGTGGTCGCGTCGATCACTCCATCAATCTCATCAATGACGCCGCCAGCGGCGGCGGAGATACCGCTCAATGCTCCCTCAATCTCGGTACGATCGACAGTTCCTTCCAGCGGCGTCCCATTGCGGTAAAGCGCGTCAGCGAGGGCTGCGCTGATTGCAGCACGTGTCGCCGTGCTGGCGGAAGAAAGGCCGCTGATCTTGAAATTGAGGATGTGCTTTTCGGGCGAGCATGCGTAGACCAGCGCCGTGGCTGGCCGCAACGTGTACAGCGCGTTCGCCAGAATGAGTTGATCGCCAGTCGCCTTGGTCGCATTACGCTTTTCAGCCGTGGCCACACCGTTGGTGCCTTGAGGGAAGCCATCATGATCTACCTCGACGTCATCCATCATGAAGTAAACGACGACGGTGCCAGCTCCGAAACCAACAGGATTGGCCCAGGCGCGGGTTACCCCAGACTTCGCCGTTGCCCAGGTTGAATAGTCGTCTACGGAGCCTCCCTGGGGTGATGCCTGGTATCCAGCCATCACACGTGCAGAGAAGTCGTCCTGACTCTCGACATCAGCACCACCCACGAAAGCGGCGGTCGCAACTCCTGTCGACTGCACGCCATCCACAGCGGTGGCCAAGGTGAGCTTGGTGCCTGCGTCACAGTTCCCAGCCTCTCCGGCGTCTACGGCTTCTGCGGCCACGGTGATCGCAGTGCCGCTTGATGTTCCGGAGGTGGTCGTGACATATAGAACTCCATCGCCGCGCACCAGCTGCGTACCCGCACTGATCGTGCCCGAGGTCGCCGGAAACGTTACAGCCGAACTGGCTGACTTGGTAGCGGCTTTCTGATAGACCTTCTTCAACGCGCCCCACGCTGCCAAGTATTCATCAGTGGCGGTCCATGGGACGGCTTGCTTGGCGATGTAGTCCAGATAGCCGTAGACCAGATTGATCAGCGCCGCCAGGACGCGGCCCAGAATACGCAATGGTGAAAATCGAAGCAACGCGTCTGTACCGGGCTGCGCGGCCTCGATGTCAGCCTTGGCTCGCTCCTGCAGCTCACTTAATGTCGGTCTTGTGTATGCCATTACCCAGTCACCTCAATTTTCCAACCTAGCTCTTGTTGCACCGAGCTGCCGTCCGGAAGGTATGCAACAATCTTCGATCCCAGAAAGCCGCGGCGTACCCACTGGACCGTAATGTCAAACCGAAGGACTACCTTGTCATCGATCATCCATTGGAAGGCCTCGGCCAGGTAGTCATAAGCGCGCTGCAAAGTTTCGTCCGTCTGCTTTGCGCGCCGCAGCAGCCACAGTCGCGATCCGATTGGGTGGTCCTCGCCAGCATCGCCCCACCAGCCGCGCGGATTGGTCGTTCCATCCGGGATTTCATCATCCGATGCGGCAACACGATCGGTGAAAGCACTGATCAAGATCTGCGTAATGATTGGACTACCTGTGACAAGCCCGCTTCCAACGACTTTCCAATCGCCTCGGCTTTCATTGGAATCCCAATAAACCGCGATGTCAGCCATATATAAGCCCAAAAAAAAGCCCGCATTAGCGGGCTTAAACTCTGTAAAAAATGAACTAAGGAGCTGGAGGGTGGCGAACCTGATGATAGAGGTTGAACTGCATAATGCAGCCACCTGGACGTCTATCTGTATCGAGGACAAAGTCAGAGGCTTTTCCAGGTTGTACCGTCTGTAATCCATAGTTGGGGCACTGCCCATCCGAAGTTGGACCGTGGTTCCCCATAACATATGTATCCAACCGCAGCGGTTCACCCTTAACTTCGAAACGCATCCGACATCCTCCGGGTTTTCCGTCCATGTCTAAGAAGAACTTGTGAGCAGACTGGGCCTGACTAACAGACTGAACAATTGGGATGTCAAACTTTCCTTGCCCACCGCATTGACCGCCATCATCCGTTGAAGAAAACGCGAGGGTTAGCCCCCAGTCTTGCAGAACATTTGCGGGATCAATGATTGCCATAGAGAAAAAACACCCACCAGCCCGATTATCTGTGTCAACGATAATTGGTTCTGACCATTTTTCTAGATCAGTCAAAAATGCGCCTGTCTTACCACCACATTGGCTCGCGTCTCCACCGCCCGATATCCAAGTTAAATAAAGTTTCACACCATTGAATGGCGCGATCGCGGCGGAGTCCACATCAGTCGCTGCCTTTACGCCCACGGAAAATTGCAACATGATGATGAATGGCAATAATTGTCGGAATACTCGCTTCATAAATACCCCCGTAAGTAAGAAGTAATAGTGACTTAATATTAAGCCAATATAACAATACATTTTTAACTGACGTCTGTAGCTATTCATCTGAAAAAATAGTTAGTTACGTCACATCTGCTGATTAGGTTTCTTACTCGCAACCAATGAAAATCCAGTCTGTACTCCGTCAACACGATGGTCATGATCGTCATATACAGATCGCATATTTGCCATGGATTTTCCACCAGTTCCAGAGTTATCCGTTATGTCACCACCAGCGGTGATCTTTCCGCTTACATCCAGCTCCGGGGTGTTCAACGCCACTTTGGTGCTGGCGTTGATGGTTACCGTCGGCGCATTGTTCAGGGACACGGGCAGTCCTGCTGCCTCGATTACCAGCCCTCCATTTGAAAGGTAGATTCGGATCCCGACTTCGTTATAGACCGCTGCTTCTCCCTGATTCAGATTGCGAGGCCGACTGTCGGGATGATTGGTGCCGAGCACCACACCATTGCCCCGATCGCCGCCGACAAAGGCAACGAGTGCATCTGATCCCACTGGCGCGCGCCCCGAGAAACCAAAGTGCGACATGTAGGGCACACCGTCGATTGTCTGGAGTGCATTCAAGCGCACCTGTAGGCGCTGCATGACGCCAGAATCGTCAACGAAACCGATTCGAAGGCGCAGTACGCCCGACAACAGACGCATGGCAATTTTTGCGATCCCATCCATCATTCAGCCCAATAAGGAGCATTCCCACTGGCAAACATCTTGCTCGTGTCAATCAGGTTGCTCGTATAAAGCGCCATCGGCTCTACCGAGTAAGCACCAGGATGCATGATGGTGAGCTCCGCTGTGGTTCCCGAGCCTTCGTCCTTTTTAAAATTGACGTTGGCGATCAACCAGGTGACCGGCTCTTTCATCTTCAGGCTTGGCAGATACACGGTGACAAGACGATTCGGCTGCCAAAGATTACCAGCCTCGTCAAACCAGGTATCGGTAACGACCGTGATGACCTCGCTACGTCCATTCGCGCTATTGCGCTGCCAAATCGCCCGCTCAATGCAAAGATCCACATACCCAGCAGTCGCTTCGGCAATGAGGTAGCGCTTGCGATTGCGCTGAACACCTTTGTCTTTGGTGCCGCCGAGGAGATTACCGCCGTCCCCGGCATCCAGCCCCATGGCCACGCTTTGCAGAAAGCAGGTGTATTCAGAGAATCTGCGGTCCGCGCTGTACTCTATCCTTGCAACTTGAACATTGACGCCCTCCTCCAAGGACGATGCCATTGCATCGGTACCCGCGCGCGACAGCACCAGGTCCCCATCGAAGTCCTCATACATCATCAGCTGCGAATAGCGCGCCACCCGCGAAAGCACATCAAACGCGGACTCTCCCAAGATCAAATTTAGCTGAGGAATGATTCGCAGCGTAGATGGTTCGACGCTACAAAGTACATCGATAGGATGGATCACTTCGCCATCTGGCGTTTTTCCGTAGGCCGAAACCAAGTTTTGGGCCAAAGTGTACGCGTTGACGTTGCTAAACTGGCCACCAGGCCATTCGGCGCTTGCATCTACCAAGTCTTGGCACTTCCCTCGGCCGCTTGCAGCAATAGAATGGGCCCCAGCGGAAAACTCCGTGTGATACCGGTCAACATAGCCTGCCACCATCCGTTTTGTCCCGGCGAACAGTTCAAAGTAAGAACCTGGCTCCATGCGCAGTGCGTTCAACTCACCAGGATAGACCTCTGAGAACTGAACAACGAACGAGCCAGGAAAGAACTCCAGCCCAACCTGAACATGGATGCTCGTCCATCCATAGATCTGCTTACCGTCCAGTTCAATCCTAATCTCATCGTTCATATTTTCTTCCACACCGCAATGATGCTGCTTTCGCCTTTATGCTTTATTCCGACAAGGCCTGGAACTCCTGCGGCATGAATGCCGGGTGAATCGCCCCTGACTGCAGAATCAGTTCGTTCGCTCGACTGGGGTCGCGGTACATCCGCTGCGCAAGGGCCAGCGCGTTCATGGATCCATTGAAGGAAAAATCCTGCATCGAGGCCAACTGCGCACCTCGCGTATTGAGATCATCAATAACGGCTGCGCGCAGTCCGATCAGGGCAACGTAGCTATCGTCGTCGCCAGCATCTCCTGCAACCTGGATTTCGTCAGCAATCAAACCAGCCACCTGGTCACGAACCGCGATCGCGTCCTCCGATGAAGCCGGCTGATATGTGCTCGTGGCCACAGCCAAATCGGCCAGAGCGGTGCGCCGCAGTAACGCACCTACTGCTGATTGCATGCTGGCCATCGCCTGCCCAGTCTGAGATGAAGTTGTAGGCGCGGATGGCTGGTACTGAGACAGTTGGGAAAGTAGCCGAACCCCATCAGCAGGGTCGCTGGCCGTCGCCAGCAGGGCTTGCGCTAATGCACTTGCAGCTGCCGCTAGAGCGGCCCCGTCGGTAGGTGATGCAGCTGCGCCCGCTAGAACGGCTCCCGCCTGAATTACAGCCGCCCGCTTGGCCGTGTCATTGGCAAGCAACTGCGCAGCCGTCACACCACTTGCCGCCTTGGCATTCGACCCGCTATACCCATTGTTCGCACCGCCAAACAGATTCCCCAAGTTACCCGCTAGCGTCGAAACGGACTTAAAGACTCGGCGCACATCGTTCACCAGCCCCAACGCCTGGGTGTACCACCCAACAGCCGTGCTGATAGCTTGCTTCACAACGGCAGCTCCTTTCTTTACTGCCGCCGCAATGTTAGCCAGGTAGTCAATCAGCGATGCCGACTTGATAGCATCCGCTGCGGAAGCTACCTGGTCTTCGGTAGAAGTGGCCGAAACGGGATACTTACGCGCCCCCGAAACGATAAAGTCAAAGCGGATCTCAAAATATCCGCCATGCTCAAAGTGCTCTTGGATATCGCAATTGATGCAGCAGACATTGTTGAGCGTACCCATCGTCGGATGGACGAGCTGCAACCCCGGATTGGTCTGGTCAAAGCGTTTTTCAAGGATATCTACGAGTCGATCTCGCTGCTTAATGACTGCGCCGCCCTTGTAGACCAAATCGTCTTGCAAAAGAAAACCGATCACGCCAAATCGACGTGCACGCTTCCCAAGATCCTCGACCCATACCTCATCGCGCTCCGGATACTCATGGACTACAGCCCGCCGGCCGACGCCGGCTGAAGAAGATATGACTCCGAACGGGAGGCCGCCGTAGCTAGCCTGCTTCAGCGACTTAAGCCAAGAACCATCAGAGTCACCGAAAAGACCAAGAGCGGTGTCGGCCAGTTTATTCGCTGCAGAAGCAATTCCGCCAATACTTCCAACAACTGTACCAACACTGAATGTACTCATAGGTGACCTCCCTGTGCAGGATCAACGATGGCGGCCCGTACTGCGCCCTCACTTCTTACGCTGGCCGTCATCCCCTTAGGAGCATTCTCAAAACGTACCTTGACAAGAGTTTGACCTGATTGCTGAGTACCAGGGGCGGCCACAGTTGTCTGCGCGATTACCTGGGCGGCATTCATGGGCGCCAGCCCCATCCCACTTCTCACTTTCCGGATGTATTCTCGGGTCTCTGCAGGGGCCGCATCAATACCATTTTTCTGAAGATTGCCCTGCCCCCAGTTATACCCGGCTAGGGCGCCATTGAGATCGCCATTGTTTTGCTTCAGTAGGTCGCGATACATCCGAGCGGCCCCATCTGCCGACTGGACCAGATCAAAGGGATCAGTTACACCGTACTGCTTGGCTGTCGCAGGCATGAATTGGAAATGCCCCTGCGCGCCAGCAGGGGAGATCATCGTTCCCTGGCCCCGCGACGATTCCGCGTACCAGACACTATCCAGCAGTCCGCGAGGCAACCCATATTGCCGCTCCAGCGCCCCAAACAGTGCAGCAGCAGAGCTGGAAGTTGCAGGTGCGCCGGAACGCTTCAGGCGATCAGCCTCGGCTTTTGACTGCTCTTCATAGCTTCGACCAAGGCCGATATGGCTAGCTGCGTTATCTACCCATGCCGCGCCTGGGACATTGGAATCCACCCATGCCCCAAGATCGTCGGTGGGATCCAGTAGGCTCAAGCCTCCGTGCGCCAATGCTCCAACGACTCCGACTCGCGCCAATAGACCGAGTTTTCCAAGGATGCCGGTAGCGCCGGCCGCGCCCCCGCCAGTCAAAGTTTTGCTAAGAATCAAAAGCTGAGCTACCAGCGACATCACACTGGCGATCGGTCCCGCGAACGTGATGGCAGCAATGCCGATGGCGATTCCCTCCAAGCCACCAAGCTTGTCAACGAACTTGCCAACATCGTCGGCAACCTTGGCAAAGTCGGTTTTGTCGATCCAGTCCGCCAGTTTCTCCGCATATTCGACCACCTTGGTAGCAACAATTGCTCCATACTTTTCGACCAAACGATCGGCGACGCCGATCATCCTCTCAAAGGCGGGCATTACGGCGATGCCAAGATTGTGCTGTAGCCCCTCAAACGAAAGACCTAGCGCTGCCACTTGCTTTTGATATTCGCGAGCGCGCGACACTTCCTCCGGGGTGAAAAACTTGGTCAGCCTTCCCGACTCTGCCAAGAAGTCCTGCACGGCCTTTCGACCCTGCACTAGCAACGAGAACAAAGATGAAACCCCGAAGGCATCAGCAATACGCTTCTTGGTCTCGACATTCCCTTGCTTCTCCATGGCCGAAGCGATATCCAGAAGCGCCCGTCCGGTATCAATCGAGCCATTTTTCAACCTGTGCATCTGCAGGCCGATGGCGTTCATATCGCGAACCGTCTCGGGCGTCCGGAAGGCGTTATCCAGCTTCTCCCCGACATTGGATAGAGCCGAATTCATGTCGTCAGCAGACAAACCGGCCAGTTTTGCCACGCCCTGCCACTTCTGCAATTCCTGCGTGCTCATGCCGAGCGCAGTAGCCTGATTCAGAAGAGAGACCTCCACTCGACCGAGCCTGCTCGCCAGAAGGGTAGCGCCGGCAATACTTCCCAATCCGAAGATGGCAGCCAATGGGGCAACCATTGAGCGCAGACGATCAGCGGCCTTGCCTGCGCTCTCAGCGACCCCTTGCATCTGCTTGATCAGGCGGTTGGAGCCGACCTCTTTACTCAGGGCTTCTGCGCGCTTCTTGATATTGTCGAATGGCGCATAGATCTTTTCGACCTGAGCATTGATCTTCTTGACCACTTCCGTAGTCTTATCGATCGCGCTGATTGTGATCGTGAAATTATTCGCCATTGGCTCTGCTTTCGATACGCTTGGACTCTTCCAGCCAGAACTGGAAACGGCTGACCTTCAGGCCCCATGCATCAGCCGGCCCCCACTTGTAGAAATACGTTACGTCGGCGACTTGGCTTCGCCAGTGTCGGGGGAGTCCTCCGTAAAAGCCCCCAGAAAGTCGCTGCACTGCTGGATATCGCGGCTTTTCAGTTTGCGCGCGACAGCGATCGGTACGCCAGATACCGAAGCGATGAGGGATGCCACAAGGCCCATCTTGGAGTCCTGCTTCAACGCTTGGTCCAGTTGGTCGAGCGTCGGCTCCGTCAGCGTCAATGTGTCGTAGGTCTTGTCGCCGAAGGTGATTGGCGATTTCAGCGTGACAATTCGTGTGATTTCTTCGCTCATGATCAGCTCTTCAGTTGTTCGGTGACGCTGTTGCTCTCGAAACGGACATCGAACTTGGCGTCAGTGGTATCCACTTCTTGTTGTTCGACGGTCCACATGTTGTTGCCGATGATTGTCTTGCCATTGGCCAGCTGAGCCACCACCAGAGCGTTGCGCATATTGTTGAAGTCGGATACCGACAAACCACCCGCGTCGCGCAAGGTGAAAGCCATATAACCGGCGATGGGGGTTTCCTTATAGCCGTGCACACCATCCTGGCCCGTCAGCGTTTCACGTTTGACCTTGGAAACGCTGTATTTGAGGCTCCCTTCCAGCTGATAGGTGACGCCATCGACCGAAACCGACGAGGTTCCCGCGAGTAAGTCCATAGATTGCTCCCGTACATGAAGGCAGCCGCTCTCTGCGGCCGCATTGGATTACTGATAGGTGAACTGGAACAGCAACGCGAAAATGCGCAGCTGATTCATCAAGACCGCCGGATAGAGCACATCGACCCGGTTCGGGTTCTGGCTGTTTTGTTGAACGATGATGTTCTGAGCGAAGGCAGCGCTGTTTTGCGCAAATCCGTTGTCTTCCAGCTGCTTGTACTTACCGATCTGAGCGGCCTTGATGGTCTTCGGATTGACGGTGTTGGTGCCGTAAGTCACCCGCGTGGCGTCGCTGACCAGCTTCATCCGCGCAAATTTGGTAGTGACGTCGGCCCGGAGCTGCCGCAGTACGTAGGCGATATTGAACATCGCTTCCACGTAGAGCATGCTGTCGTCGGCCACGCCTGAAGCGTTCTTCTGGTAGGTCGTGACAATGCTGTCCAACTGCACGGTACCGTCGTCGGCGACGGTGAAGGTGGACATGCCATCCCACAGCAGCACATTGCGATCGCTGATCGTGAAGCGCTTCTCCAGCGGGGGCGCCAATACGGTCGACATAGCCAGGGTCTGCAGCGGGCGGGCGCAGTCAGCGCGCAGAGATACCGCCGCAGTCGCCGCCAGGTCGGCCGCCCAAATGAACGCCGGGGACGGGGACCCGTTGAACGGGAGGATGCTCACGTGCTCGTCATTACGGCTCACGCCGAGGGTAGTGGCCTGGGACAGAGAGCCGCGGAACGCCGTGAAGGCGTGCCCATAGATCATTTTTTGCCACGACCAGCGGCCAGTCTTTGTGCTCAGGAACGACTTGATTGCATCCAGTGACGCGCTGTCGGTGTAGGGGAAGGCGATGAAATCGAACTCCCGGTCACCCAGATTGGCCAGTGCGGTGGTGAGGGTCGGGTTCGTTGCGCCGCCACTCATGGCCGTGATCGTCACGCCGAGGCCCGTGGGAGTCGACTCGCCGCCCAGGCTACCGCGGTAATTCAGCTGCAAATCGATATCGCCTGCTGCAGCACCCTTGTTTTTCGCGGTCAGGTTGACCTTGAAGGCGCTGGTCCCGTCAACTGCCGCCGAGACGGGAAGATCGGGCTTCGCCGCGATCGCGGCGACCAGGTTGGTCGCCAGCTGAGATGGGGTGAGGCTGGAGGTTACCGCCAGGCTGACGAGATTTCCCGCAATGTACAGCGACAACACGCCGGTGTCGGTCGCTTGCGCAGTGAAACTGATCGAGCCGGTAGCAGCAACGGCGGCGGCATCGTCGGAAAGCGGCAACTGCCAGACCTCGCCAAACGAATCGGCATTGCGATAGGCCGCGATCATTTGTGCCAGCATCGAGCCCTGGCCGCCAACAATCTTCGCGTCGGCCACGCCCTGCGAGATCGTAGCCACGTTGGGCACACCCAGACCTGCCGACGTGATCTGCCCAATAACGAGAGCTCGCTGAGTGCTCGCCCCCGAATTGGCACGGCTTGGGTCCAGGTCAGCAAAAAACAGGCCGGCCCGTAAGTTACTGGGAATATTCGGGAACGAAATGTCACCCATGCTCTTCTCCAAATGAAAAAGCCCCGCGATGCGAGGCTTGGGGAATTTTTAAAAAGTCGCCGGCTTATTCGAGCGGCGACTCCTGAACAGCCGCGATACGAACGACATCGCCATCGCGCAGGCGCGCAGCCCAGTAAAGGTCGTAGTCGTCGACCTCCACGCCTTCAGACGGGATTTGCGCCATGGTCACGGGATCGCGAACCACCAGGCCGGGGAACGGTTTGATGTGCATATGAGCCTCACTGCGGTAAATTGATGTCTGCGCCGAACTGCGGCGTATCTGGGGTTGCTGGAGGAATACGGCTGTCAATCCCTTCAAGCGGAATAGACGGTTCCTGGTAGAACTGGTCGGAGCTTTGCACGAATTCCATACCAAGTTGCTGGTGCAGCGTTCCCAGGTGCATCGCAGTATCAGTATCGGGAGTTCCGACCTGCATCTGCGATCTGAAAAATGGGTAATGCTGCAACAAGCTCATCAGAGGGGTGTAGTTGATCAACGCGGCCTTGATCTGCTCGCGCATCACTTCCAGATCCGCCTGCACCAAGACAGCGCCAATACCATCGTCGCCAGCAGGATGCTGCACCCTGGCATGCACGTGCAGAGTCGTCGTCACGGTGAAGAGTGGCGCCCCATGTCTGCCGGATGACTCGCCCTCTTCCTCGGGCGCCGTGACGATGAGCACCGGATACTCACCGTCCCAAGTAGCCAGGTCCCGAGGCGAAAAGACGCTTTGCCCGGCCGAAGTTTTCCCCTTCAAGGCTTCCACCGCAATCTGGCGAAGGTCTGCAGAAGTCGTCATCCAGCCACCTTTAAAGGAAGAACAATCCAGCCGACGCCATCTGGGCGAGCATCCATCACCACATACTGCTTCGCATCAATGGTCACCCGATCATTTTTGGCCGGAAAACTCGGCAAGTCACTTGCGCGCACACAGAAGGTGGGTGCTGTCGTGGTCCAGGCCGGATTCCCATCGCCATCAATAACAGGGGACTTGTAGCCGTCCGTAAAGATGCCGGTTACCTGGCTCGGTGCGCCGCTGGACGGCGCGTAAAGGGCCTGGCGGCCAAATTCTGACTGACAGGCCGCCAGGACTTCTGCGTCGAAGTCGATCACAGCTTAAGTGCCAGCACGGCCCGATTGCAGCACCTCGGGACGGGTGCAGATAAACAACGGGTAGGCGTATGCCTCCATCTTCCACCACATGCGACGCTGATTGTCGAAGATCGGCAGCACGTACACCGGCTTACCGGGGGTGTTCACCCAGTCGACGGTTTCGCCGGGCGCATTGGCTTCGCGGAAGATGCCAGGGGCGCCTACCGGGAAGAATTTCACTTTGTCGTCGGCGACCTTGATCGTGCTGTTATCGTCGGAGCCGCGGTAGTTCATCCAGGTGATGCCGGCGAAGTCGAAGTACGAGAAGGCTGCACCCTGGCTATTGTCGCGCAGCGCGGCCGCATCCGACCAGTTCACGAAGGTACGGATCACGTCCGGGTGGTTGGTGAACTGGTCATAGAACGAGTCGCCGCAGAGGGCGAAGACACGGGTGGTCGAGATGAACGAACCCTTGGCCGCACGCGCCATCGAACGAGTGATACCGTTGCAGATCGGGCGCAGGGAATTGGCCGTGCCGGCGGCCAGGTTGAAGGCAACTTCGGAGGCCTGGGTGATGCCGAATTCGTCGAACCAGTTGTACAGCACGCTCCCGTCTTTCGGATCCAGCACCATGCCCTGCACTGCCGCCAGGCGCAGATATTCCTTGGTGTACTCGACGCTCGACAGCAAGCCAGTCGGGCCGCTCAGACGGCGCGCCACTTCGGCCTCGATCTGCATCAGGACCGACTCCTGGCCGAATTCACGAATGTTCTGCAGTTCAGTGGCGTACAGCGTGTCGTCGTGCATCAGGCGGGGCACGTCGAAGTAGCGCATCTTGCGCTTCTCGGTCTGGCGCTGGGTGCCCTCGGCGCCGCGCTCGGAGAACGGGATCAGGGCCAGCTTTCCTTCGCGCTCTTCCACGGCCAGCGCGGTGGTGCGGATGGGATTGGGGTCGAAAATGTTCAGTTCGCCCAGGCCGGTCGGCTGGTACGGGTTACGCTGAACTGCATCGGTCAGGGCAACCGCCGAGAAGGCGTCTTGCTGGAAGATATTCAGAATGTCGCTCACGGCGAATGTCCTTTCAGAATAAGAAAAGCCGCCCGTAGGCGGCTTGGAGGATGGCGAGGAGACTGGGCCTTAACGGACCAGCAAGACCTTGGATTGGGCCATCTGCGCGACGAAAGCGGCAATCTGGAGTGCCGTTGCGCCAGTGGGCCAGATCAGTTCGGAGCCATTCAGCTCTGCATGGCGGAAGATCACCAGGGCCTGCTTGTCCGCCGAGGTAACGTCTTTGGTACCGTACAGCACGGCTACCGGTACGCCCGTACCATCAGCAGCGGTCAGGCTGAGAGGCGCGTATTTCTTTGAGCCTGCTGCGACCGTGACCTTGAAGCTATCGCCTGCAGCGAAGGCCGTTCCGCCTGCCGTGATCGTGAAGCCCAGGCCGCCACCGGAGAATGCAACACCGGTCGTTCCGTGCCCCACTTCGACGCCTTGCGGATCTTCAACCACGAAGTGCGTCGCGTCCGCGAACTGCACTGCATAGTCACCAGCTTGCGCGGGCGCTGCCACGGAGATGGCGCCGAAGGTACCGTTGCCCGTATTGGTACCGAGTGCGGCGGCAGCAGCGGTGGTACCGATGGTCTGCTGGCCCAGCACGGTGCCCGCCAGCACCTTGACACCACCGGTCAAGGTGACGGTCTCGCGCGAGATGTGGCCGTTTGCTTCGCTGACGATGAAACCACCGTCATGCCACTGCTCCTGCAGTGGCGTTACTGTCGGGTTACCCATGATCAGGGAGTCCTTTCGAAATGGATAGGTTGATTAGCGACGGCCAGAAGCCTTCTTGAATGCAGCATCCCAGCGGCTGGCCGTTTGCTGGGTACGATTGGTCGAGGGAGCACCGGAGCCGATGGCCGGATTGCGCGCTGCACGGCCACCGGCAAACTCGGCAGTGCCAATGCTTGCCGGAGTACTTTCCAGCACCGCCAGGGCTTCCTTGCGCGTCATGCTGGTGTTGAATGCCAGATTCGCAGCCAGGACAGGATTGCGGCCGGCTGCCTTCGATCCGAAGATGGCCGCGCAACGAGCACGCTCACGGCGGCGGGCCGAAGCAGCAGCACTTTTTCCGCGCATCTCTTCTTCCTCGTCGTCCTCGGCATCCTGATCATCAGCCTTGGCGCTGTCCTTCTCATCGTCATCAGGATCATCGCCCTCGGCCTTGTCCTTATCCTGGTCGTCGTCCTCGGCGCGCTTGCTCTTCTTGCCGGTATAGTCCTCACGATCCTGCTCCTTCTTGTCCGGATCGTCGTCCTCCGCTTCCTCGCGACGGTCCTTGTCATCTTCCTCGGCGCGCTTTCCCGCAACCCCGGTGAGATGGGCGAAAGACAAGACTTTCGCCATTTGCTTGGTGAGTTTCGACATCATTCTTCCTTATGAAATGACTACTGGCCCAGCTCGGAAAGCAGGGATTGGAATGCCTTATCAGGTGCCATCACAGCATCTGCAAAGCCAATTTCGACGCCTGCGGCGCCGAGGAACGTGGTGGCCTGGGTCGCACGAACAGCGGAAACCTTCATGCCACGGTTGCGCGCCACGGTTTCGACGAACAGCGAGCCCATGGCGTCGATGTCCTCCTGAAAACGCTGCAAGGCTTCCTTGGACAGTGGGATTTCGCTATGTCCATCAGCCTTTCGATCGCCGTAGTGGATCAGGGTCACGGCAATGCCAGCAGCGGTCAGCGCCTTGTAAAAATCCACGTGCATGCAGATCACGCCCACGCTGCCGGTACCACCAGTGCGCGGTACCGAGATGTGGTCGCAGGCGCTGGCGATAGCGTAGCCAGCCGAATAGGCCGCCTCGCTCAAGATCGCGTGCATGGGCTTGATGCCCCTGCAGGCGTACATCGCATCCACCAGGTCGAACAAACCCGCAACCTCTCCGCCCGGACTATCGATATCGAACGCGATTCCCCGCACGGCCGTGTCTTCCAGTGCCATACTGAGGTTCGCCCTGATCCCGTCATAGCCGGTCATACCCGAATACGGACGAAGAGTGCCGAGCTTCTGCACCAGCGTGCCCTGGACCGGGATGACGGCAATGCCCTCGATCACCTCATACCCACGGCGGTCGCTATCGCGTGGCGCGCCGAAGGAATCACTCGCGATCACGCTCGCGGCAACAGAAGCATCCGCCAGGTCGAGAGCATGGCCGTCCATCCGAAAAAGCCGGGTGATGCCGAAGCGGTCTGCCAGTGCAGCCATTACGACTTCGGCTTTGCCAGGAGTAATTGCCAGCGGCGTATTGAATAATCGCTGCGCCAGGAATGGCAGGTTCGTCATTTCGCTTCATCTCCTTGTTCGGGCTCGGACGCCGAATTTGCGTCATCGCTGTACCACTTGGGTGGCGGCAAGCCGTTGTCTTTGAACATCTGCACCTCAATGGCACGCTGAGCAATGACTTCCTCGTAGTCCAGACCTTGCTCAGCACACTCGCGCTGCAGCGTGGAGAGGCCTGCATCCATGCCCAGAATGGCACCCTGCTTTTCCTTGACTGGATCCACCCAGCCGCGGGCCACGCCAAGCCACGCGCACTTGGCATAGGCGGTACGCGCCTCCAAGAAGCTGGGAGCGCCAGCAGGCAACGGTAGATGGCCACGATCCATCATTTCGTGAAGAACTCCGGCATATACCGGAGTGGCCGTATTGGTCTTGAATTCTGCGGAGCGCCGTGTCAGGGTCTTCCACGATTCAAGAAGGGCTGCACGCGCAGAGCTGTAGTTGGTCTGCGACCAATCCTGTGAAATCTGCTCCGCTGAGATGCCGCTAGCCGCGGCGAAGCTCCGCTGCATTTCCCTCACGAACTCACCAAACCCACTGTGCGGATGCGCCGCTGCGACCTGCTCAATCTTTTCACCCGGCGCCAAGGTAGGGATGCGCGCGCCATTCAGCATCGCGGGACGCTCGTTTTGCCAGTCGACCCGCAGCTCCTGGTACTTGCTGAGCTCGGCGTCCCCATCCAGCGCGTCCTGAACGAGTGCCGGATCGTAAGGACTCGTGACGTAAGTCCCGAACGTCGCCGCAATGGTGGCTGCCTGCAACTCGACGCCGTAATACCGCGCGAGCATCTTGAATCTGGCAATTACCGATGTGAAAACACCAATGCCGCGATTCTGGCCGGCGCGGTCTCGCTCAAAATCGTGTATCACACGGATCCAGCCATCCGGATCTTCCCGCTCGATGCGCTCCCACGTGTTTGCCTCGACGGCGTTGTACCAGTCGTTTTGCTCAGCTTTTCGGATGTGATAGGCCACCGGCACGCCGAAGTCGTCAATCTCCACGCCACCGCGCATGTGCTTGGTGTCCATGATCTGATAGGGATTGGACAGCCGATCCGGGTCAACGACTTGCCACGCGGTGGCATAGCGCGCCGCCCCTACGCCGATCCGCTCTGGAAGCCAGTACGCCATCATCAGGGCATCGCCATCGACCAGCTTGTGCCGCATAGCAAGACGAAGCTGCTGCGAGGTCGTCATTTGGCGGCTGACGTCGCCATACCGCCCCAGATCCTCCGAATAGGTCCGCCATAGAGCTTCTGCTGCCCGACGAAATTCGACCGCCCACTGCGCGTCAAACGTCCGAAGTCCGGTCAGGGTCTGAAGCGCCATGTAATCCGGCATAGCCGACAGCTTCAGCGATGCGCCGACCGTGTTGTCCAGGATGCGGGTAATGCCGCCCGAGGCCAGCCCGTCGTTTCGCACCAGGTCCCGCTGGCGCGCAACCATTCGGTCCCGGAACTGGTTGATTTCGGAGTCGGGCGAGCGAATCCACGGCAGCCAGTCACCCATCTCCTGCGTCTGCCAACTTGCCGCATCGTAGGGAAACACGCTCGGCGCCGAGCCATTCAACGACGCAGACGGGCGAGCGCGGGCCGGGCTAGCCCGTTGGATCGGTCGGCCCGAAGCGTCAAGAATGGTCGTCATCAGAAGTTTGTCCAGATTGGTCGGCGGCGACTGCCGAGGCCCAGTTGAGCGTTGAGTTTCGCAAGCCACGCCCGCAAGTCATCCATGTTGGCCTGCTGATAGGTGACCGATCGTGTTCCATCACCCTGGCTATAGGAAATGGTCACGCGCTTTTTCCCCGTGCTCAGATCGTGCATGGCCTGCAGCGCATCAATCTGCCACTGTCTCAGCGTATCGATCGGCACATTAGCCAGGTCACTGGTCGCGGGATCGTAATTCGACATGGCTAGGCCTTCCGCGATGCCTTGGAAGCTGCCAGCGCCAGGATTTCGTGCGGTTTCAGTTCTTCGATACCCTCGATCATCTGCTGACGAACCTTATCGGAAACGATCTTGGTCAATGCCTCAAAGGGCACCGTAACAGCCAGCCCCGCGCGCTCAATCTCGACCTCGCCCGTCATCGCAGCGTTGTGAGTAAAGGTCACGGCGCCGACCTTGGTAGTGATGGACATGCTTTCTCCTATGCGAGCCTTGCGGCCAGCGATTTTCTGGTGCTCTGCGCCACTTGGACGACACTAGCGGAAGCCGTCTGGGGCACCTCTGCCGGCATCGGAGCCGCCTCTTCAGCCGGCGGTGGCGCAAGCAACGCGTCGACCCGCTTATTGAGCTTGAGACCGATATGCATCAGGCCGCAAAGGGCCGCGTAGGCATACACCCTCATATCCAGCGCTTCGTTTGCCTTGCCATTGGGAAGCTCCCACACCCGGAATTTCTGACCAGACTGCACCTTTACGACGGAGCGCTCAGAGGTGAGCTGCGCGAAATACCCGATATCCCTGTCATGCGGGAAATGCATGTAGCCGGGCCCAACGTTCTCCAGATGTAGCCGATTGCGGATGGTGTCCTTGGCAGCATTGACGCCAAGGATCACCGGCCGAAAGGTTGACTTGTTCCGTGAACTGGGGCGCTTGGTCGGCCAGACCGGATTGCGTGCGCCATTGCGAGCAGACTCGCCCTTGACCGCCCAGATGCGCCGGCCCAGCCTGGCCTTGCAGAACTGGTACACAGCTTCGGTATGGTGGCCGCCCGAGTCGATACAAGCAGCCATTACCTCGAAACCTCGGCGATCAACTCGCCGCCAAATCTGCGCCAGGTACGCGTCAAGCTGCTCCTGCACTTTCGGATCCGAGAACTCACCGTCAATCACATGGGTGTCAATCGACCAACTTTCCTCGTTACGTCCCCATCCGACCGTTTCTACCTCGACCCGGTAATCCTGAACGTCAACGCCTGCCGTCACGACGCCCACACCATCAGGGACCGCCGCCGGCCAGATCTCACCACGGGCAACGAGCGCCTCCAGCTGAAGCTCTTTGCCAGAGTGCGGCCGATGCGGCAGGCCCATCTGCGTATTCCACCAAGCCTGCTCCCGATCTGGGTCGCCTTTCGCCTTCAGCCATTTGCCGGCAATGTCTTCCGGCTTGTCCTTCTGCCAGGGTGAGTACAGCTTGCTTGCCTGGAATCCAGCATGGCTGTTATCGACCGGAGTTGCGCCGCAGTCCGGGCATTTCGCCCGATACACTGCGTGGCGCTCACTTGTCCACCAATCCCAGATCGCATCTACGCTGCCGTCATCCTTCTCGTTCCAGCGCTGGTCATAAGCCATCAGCGGCACGTGACGGGCGCCGCAGCAGTCGAAAGGTTTGGTCTGGTGCCAGCGAGCAGTTTTCAGTGCCTTGAGTCGGTCGCCTTCGGACCACTGAACGCCGCAGCACTCGCAATAGATCCTGGCGGTCTTGGGCAAGTGCTCAACAACGTTTCCGGCATCGTCCAGGCGCTTGTCCCAATGGACATGCTTGAAAAAGTCCGGAAACATCCGGTGACCACAATGCGGGCACTCAAGCGAGGCCCGCCGCATGTCGGAATCCTTATAGCTGGCCTCGATGCGGCTTTCATCCTCGATCGTAGGAGAGCACGCCCGAATGGAGAGCCAATTCACCCCGAAGGTAGCGGTACGCTCCTCTGCCAGGGCGATGGGATCGCCCTCACGCGTCACCGGATATTTGTCGACCTCATCTGACAACAGCACACGTATCGGGCGGCGCGCCAGGTTGTCAGGACTACCCGCGCCGGCCAGTGCAAGAAATCCACCAGGAAACGCCTTGTACAGTAGCGTTTCGTCCTTATTGCGCGTTTTGCTGGTACCGACGAGTGCCCGCAATACCGGAGTGACCCGGATATACGGCGCGATCCGCTCCTTCGCAAACTGCTGGGCGGCCTCCTCTTTCGGCTGCAACAGCAGCATCGGGCACGGGTCAAGGTGCGCGAAAAAGCCGAACACGTTTTCCAACAGCGCCGTCTTGAGCAGCTGCGTGCTCACCATTGCCGTGATGATATGGACGCCTGGCTCAGTCACCGCCAACATAGGCCCGCGCGCGATCTCGACGGTATCGGTGCGCCAGGCACCCGACGTGCTTCCCGCTTCTGGCGCCAGCTGCCGATACCGGTCCGCCCATTCCGGCACGCTAATACGCGGCGGTGGCGTCCACCCTTGGCGGAAACTGCGCCGCAGACGGTCAGCTTTCTGGCCGGAAGTCTGCGTTGGGCTCCCCAAGGTCTGCAATGTGCTTGTGGACATAGGCTGTCAGGGCTTCGGTTACGCGGTCAGCCTCCAGGCCGAAGTCTGCCGCCAGTAACGGCCCCACCCGCGCCGGCCAGTTCATCCAGGCATCGCGGGCGGCCCGCGCTTGGTCGAACAGCACCGACTCGGCCACCGCCAGGTCAACCAGCTTTCCCGATTTCTCTTCATATTCCAGTTGGTTCAGGAGGGCGAGGTAATTCTCCTTGATGCGCCGAGCCTCCTCTCGATCCCAAGGTGCACCGTGCGCATCGATGTAGCGCTCTGCAGCTTCCTCCGCCGACTCATCGTCAGCCAGCTCTGGAGCCGGGAGCACCTCGCGTTTGTTACCTAGGGGCGCCGCCGGTTTGTTACCTTGGTTGTTACCCGACTTGTTACCCTGTTTGTTACCCTGCTCCGGGGAGGTAACAGTTTCGAGAACGTCCGTTCGGTACTTTTTCAGTAGCGCATTGGAAGCGTCTACATCAACCAAATCGCCCTGAAACACAAGCCAGCCGCGCTCCTTCCATTTCGTCACGGTCTTTCGACTGACGCCGTGAAGGGTGGCGAAGCCCGCTTGCTTCAGCAGTTCCATTTGTTACCTGTTACCCAAATTTCAAAATTTCATAGCTGGGGATACAACGCGGTGCGCAATGCCCGCCCTTCAAGGGAATCCCAGGAAGGACCCACTCGAAGGGCAAAGGAGCTCCTCTCACCTAACGCGCAGTAGCTTCCGCTCGGGCCATGGCCTCCGCGAAGGCCGGCGCCAGCTTGGCGTCCACGATCCGCTTGGCGGTCAGCCCAAAGCGCAACTGCTTTCGCACAGGCAGCGCATCACCGAATCGAATCAGGAGCTTTAGACGCCCTGTCTTGTTGGCACCACGCAGCACGCGTCCCCCGCGCCCCTTGACCTTTGCGTTTGGCGACGTCGACCGCTGCCACACCCCATTGACGATACCGGCCTTGGTTGTCACAGGGCCAATGAAGATATCTGGCCTGGCCTTCAGGCGAGCCAAGGTGGACTTGGGCAGCTGACCATACTGGTCAAGCTTGATGTCTTTGGGGTTCAGAAGCGCCTTGCTTGGCAGCACGTGCACTCCGCCGCTCTCATACGGCGCCAGATACTTGGCAGTGATGTCTTTCATGAAGATCACAGCCGCCGGGTTCGCCTTGGTTGCTGATTTCATTCCAAGGGAATTTTGCGTGAAAGGCTTGGGGTGCTCGAAGACCGAACGAATATTGTCCTGCTCCGCCTTCATCACCTCTCTCGCTACCGCATTCACAGCCTGCGCCTTTGCGAAATCAACTTGCTTGCGCAAGTTGCCAACAATCTCACGTGCCTGGCGATCTAGATCAGACCGGACATTTAGAGAAATCACGACTGCTCCCCATCAAAAAACATCATTCAGACTAATGACTTCCCAATCGTGCGAACCATGCCGGCCATTTTCCTATGCCGCCGGCGAGCGAAAACAACTCAATTCCGCATGAACTGCGTGAACTAGGACATCGCTTCAATCACTGCACGACACTTGAAGCCAATGCGCTCGGCATATCCCATGTGCAGGCCGTCACTGAAGCAGCCTGGCGATGTCTTGAAGGCATTGGCCTTCGTCGTATCGTCCGACAGCCCATACAGCGAGCGGATCGGGTTGTAATAATCGATAGTGCCGTCTGCAACTTTCGTCGGACACCATACATCCCAATCGTTTACGATGTCGCCGCCCAAGCCCATGCGCGAGGTTGGAGCCTGCACGCTGGAAAGTAGGTTGGTCGCCGTGTAGGTCGCCAGTCGCATCGAAAAGCCGTTGCGGATGATCTTGCCCGTCCGCAGACCAGCACCGCTTTGGAACGCTGCGCGCATGATCGGCCAGTACACCAGCGAACGGTTCTTGATATCGCTCGAATTCGCGGCGGTGCCGGTGATCGAGTTGATATGGATGCCGTCCAGCACGATGTTGGCGTATTTCACCAGCGTGGTGATGTCGCCAGCGCCGCCTGTTCCCGCTGCAAAGTAGCTGCTGGTGCCGCCGGAGCGCTGCATGTCGTAGGAAGCCAGATACGGACGGCCCGGCTCGTTGGCCACCACGTTGTGGAAGATCGACGCGGTACCGTTGCTGCCGAAAGTCGAATCGCCGAAGCCGAACACGACCTTGGGGTCGCCAGACAGGAACTTGCCGAGCACAGTCAGTTTCGGGCCACGAGCGCCGTTGTAGGTCATGCCGGTGCCAGATACCAGCACATAGCCGCCTTGGTAGTTCGTGCTGCCAACTGCTGCGCCAACGGTGGCCGTTGTCGGGTCGTAATAGAAGAAGCCGCCGCGCACCGCAGCCGTCGCGATTTCCTGGCACGGCATGACCTTGCCGTTCGGCATATCCCAGCGGGTCTGCAGGTTGATGATGGCGCCTTGTGGAATCACGGACAAGCCGAACGCAGTCGCGAAGATCTCATCCGACGGCGTGTCGACCGCGCCATCAGGGAAAGCCTTGCCAATTGAGCCGCCGTCCCACGTAACGCGCACCGGGTTTCCTTGGCGAACCCCATTGATGAAGACGACCGCGTAGACATCCTCCAGCACGGTTGCTGAGCCCGGACCAGTCGGCGCAAGCAAGCCGCCACTGATGACGTTGTCATAGGTCAGTTTGAACGACGTGATGCCGCCGGAGCCGACTGCATGCTCGTCGTTACCCATCAGCTTTTGATTCGTGCCGCTGCCGTTGTTGTACTGGAACAGCGATGCCCGATTGAACGGCGAAGCGAATCGCCATACGCCGGTGGCCGCCTGCGCAGTAGATACGATGACTGCAGGCGTGTCATAGGTGATTGAGCCAGAGGCATTCGAAATCACTGTCCGCATGGCCACAGTGCCAGTGCTGCTGGGCGTGAGCAGTGGAGGTGTCGCCGCCGGACTTCCCTGCAACACGCCATTCAGGATGCCCTGATAGGTGATTGTGACGCTGGTTCCTTGGGCGGTCGCTGGGGCAAACATCACAGGCTCGCCAACTACCGGGTTGCTCGCGTGGCAGTACGGCAGCTTGGTGAATGCCAATGCCGCGCCGGTCGCGGCCGTGCAGATGACTGGTGCAGAGCCTGCATCGTCACTCCCCAGAGAATTGGAGATGTGATGGCGGCAATAGAAGTAATAGCCGAGATCGGCGTCGGTCGGCGTGTAGCTCGGGTTAGCCCCGCTGGCCACGATGATGCCAGACCGCATGATGTCATAAGTCGACGTGGTAGCCGTACTATCGTTGACCGTACCAGGAACCACGGCAAGAGCTACACCGGACTGCGGAGTGGTGCTTAGCGTCGGGCCAGCAGTGAAAACAGGTGCAACGGTGGCCACCGGATTCGGCGTCACGACCGAAGAGGAGGAAGACTGCGCACCAACACCGATAGTGTTGACTGCAGCAACCTTGACATAGACCGAAACACCATTGGTCAGGCCGTTCAGTGTCAATGGGCTTGCGCTTCCAGCGGCGACCCCCAACTGCACATTGTCAGAAGCGCGGTAAACGGCCATCTGATATCCCGTGATCGCACTTCCACCATTGTCGGAAGGGGCAGTGAATACACCAGCGACGAACCCGTCGCCACCGGTAGCCGTCAGCCCAGTGGGCGTACCAGGAACGGTCATGGGGACGGCTCCTGCGCTACCAGCATAAGACAGTCCAACTGCGCGGCACCCAATGACCGCGCCCCGATCCGAGGCAAGCAAGGTATATGTGCTCGCCGTCTGGCCGGAGATGTCCGAGCCATTTCGGGTCCACTGGAAGCCGGTAGCCGAGTAGCCAGAGCGCATCGATACAGTCAGCACATTACCAGCGCCCAGCATTCCGGCAATAAGGACCGGCCCTTGAGTTAGACCAAAAACGGATGCCAGCTCCAGGAAATCGCTTTCATCGATCATTGCTGCCCCCATTTTGAGGAACTGACTAGCTTTCCATTCGTCCAGGTAAACGTTTTGACCCAGGTGAGGCGACCATCTGTCTTGGTGATGGACGCAACTGTGCCGTCCGCGTTATACGCGTAAGTTGTCGTCATCTGATCCAACATGGAAACTCCGGGAAGGTGAGCAAACCCAGCAGTGGCGACAGGAAAACCCCATCGGCAAACTGCAAATAAAAAAGCCCACGTCCAGCAAAGGAAGTGGGCAAACCCTCAAGAGGGAGGAGACATCCGTGGAGCGTCAGGGGAGAATCGAACTCCTCATCATCCGCCTGGAAGCGGCCGGCTCTACCATCAAGCTGCAGGCAGCGAAATGAAAAAGCCCCGAACTGTTGCCAGTCGGGGCTTTAATGAAAACCTATGATACAGCTTTAGGGAAGATCAATAAGGTTGCACAATCTGCTCTAATTGTGCGCCTGATACCCCAAAGGCAAAGATCAGTTGGGCAACAAGTCTCTTGAAGTTAAATTGATAGATATGGTTACTGTCTTTTTTCATAGCTTTCTCCTTAACTTTAGATTTTTGTGATGCCTTCGTTTTCTTTGTTTCCTTTTTAGGTTGGATGGTGCATGGACCTGCCCCTGACTGCTTCATCGGATTTGTCTTTTTTACTTCCTTGTGTACTACCACTTCAAAAGACGTAGCCCTCTGATCAGTGCCTTGTGCATCCTTATTGATCCTCTTTCAGACGAGACGCCATCATAACGCAACAATTGCCGAAAGTCAACAAATTTCGCAAAACTTGCATATCCGCGTTAAAAATACAACAAATAAAAAAGCCTGCTTCTGCAGGCCTTTGGTAACTACGAATAGTTTCGGAACTTCCTTAAGTATCAATTTTTAGCGTGCAACAATACACAATAAAATATTTGGGTCCATTTTGAGGCAAAAAAGTCCGGTCGTCAATAAAAAGCTTCAAAGAATTCCTTCTTTGCTGCCCTTGAACTATTGCAGACAGACCTGCATCTACTGAACGGCAATTTTGCCTTCACGGACATAGGAGAAACGCCCATGTCAATCACTAAAGTAAAAGGCCAGGCCCTGAACTTGGCAAAGATGCGCATTGCGAACCACTGCCAGCAGATTGAGGAAGTAAACGGCAGCGTCAACGTGCGCAATGTCGTAACCAACATCAACGACATGTTCAAGCTTGTTCCGAAGGAACAAGCCGCCGCTCTTGCTCAGGATGTCGAGGCTATGCATACTGCGCTGCAGAAACAACAGGTTGACGAGATCAATCGCGGCGGCTACTGGAAGATGTGCGCTACTCACACCGCAACCTCCCTAAAAGCCTTAGAAGCGGAGCTCAAGGAGTTGATGACCTAAAGTTTCTTCCGAAACAACTTATCTAGGAACACCACCGATTTACACGTTCAACTAGACCTTAAGGAGACCATCTTGAAGGAATTTTTGAACTCGGGGCAACAAATCTGAAAAAGCAACAGATTTAACCTCCTCTCCCCAAGCGGACAGCGCCGGGCATGGCGGCGCCAACAAATAGAGGATCCGGTTTTCATGTGGCCGTATAGTTTGGGCCGACACTTGTCTCACGACGCCGTCCTAGGGACAGCAGAGGCCATGCCCCTTTGCCATCCCGCCTTTTATCCCCTCGATTCCCCACCTGCATAGCGCTGCCACCCGCGAAGCACAATGTTGTGAGCCTGAGCCACGATCTCGTGGTACCGCGACTTGCCGACAGCCAACAATCTTGCCTTCATGTCGCGTCCTCTCACGACCACCACAAGATTGCGCACAGCTGCACGATCTAGGTGATGCATCACGAATGCCTGGCGATGCTTGTCAGGCAGGGAAACCACGATGCGTTCGAACATCACAGCGGCACGCTCATCGCAAGGCTCAGCGTAGCCGGACGACGCGCCTTTGTAAGCAAACCCGAGGGGACATTTAAAGCCAGTCGGCAGCCAGTCCCGCTTACGTCCCCAGCGGATCCAGTTTTCGATCTCGTAGTGCAAGATATTTTCCACCTCACGCGTCTTCAGTTCTGCATCTTCCATTAGGCCTCCTGCCTTTACGCTTTGAAATTCAACATGGTTTGCCGGATCGCCATACCGGCCGTAGTACTTCGATTCAAGTGCCCTGCTCTTTCCCTTTCCCTCTCGGATCAACATCGCCTCCAGGCGCATTGCTAGCCCCGCCTGCCGACTCGACTTATCTTCTGCCGCCACCTTTTCTCCTTTCGCTCTTCGAGTTCGATGATCCCGCTCGGGGTCACCTTAACAAGTTCAGGAAAATGGCATCGGCCTCACTCCTATCGCGGTGGTCAGAGCCATCTTCGTCATTGAGCATGAAGCGCATCACGGATAGGGCCTCTTCCTTATCTCTTGGGCGGATCGTGCTCATCAGGAAGAAGATGAAGTTGTTGCGCACCCATTCTTCTGACGAACCGTCGTAACTCCCAAACGCGTTACGCAGGCGATACAGGTCGCTCCAGTACCGCAGCTCATACAAGCAATCAGAAAGGGTATGGGGCAGATAATCCGAAACCTGCTGGAAGCCGGTTTTTGCATCCAATGTCAAATCAGGACTGCCATGCGCGTTCCTGAAGTTGATGCCCTTGAGCGCGGCGATAATGAATTCCTCGGCCGGCGTCTTGATGAAACAGGCTTCTTCAGTTCCAAATCTCGCAATCGCCTCCTGGGCCGATACCTTGCGACTGACGGCGCGCTCGGCTTGGCCACGAAGGTCACCGAATCCGAACGTCGAAAGCGCGGCAAACATGTTCCCCGGATTCTTCGCCATCACGAAATCGCGGTAACGCTTTTCCAGAGTGGCCATCGGGGTCTTGATCTTCTTCAGCGCTTCCATGGCCTTGGCGATCAAATCCGCCTGGCCTATTGCAACCACCTGTTGCAGCCACAAAACCGCATCGATCTCCTTATCGCCGGTCACCTTCTCTTGCGGCGGCATGGTCGGTACCGCGAGTTGGCGCGACTCGCTCTCCACAATGGGCGGAAGAGTGAACAACGCGCGGTGCTTCGGGTTGTCCCGGAAGACGCCCGATCGGGAGCAGATCGTCTTCACGGTGCCAACCGGGAGGCCTGTATCACGTGCCACCTGGTGCAGCGAATGGGAACGACGCAGATCGAGGACGCGCTGGCGCATTTCCGGTGAAACAGGTTGCTTCGCTTGTTCAATCATGCGTGTACCCTCCTCTGCTCCACGGCCATGGCGTCAAGGGCAGCGAGATCGAACCCGGGCGCGAAGGGATCGCCCAGGTGATGCTCCAAGCACCAGGCCTGTAGGCGGATGTAGCCGTTCGCGGCGCACTGCTCATAGCCGGCCCGGTGGGCAGCGGCCAAGACGGTGAAGAAGTTGACCATCTCCGGACAGTCAGTGAAGGCGATACGCACCTCGGCCTTGTCCTCTGCGCTCCACTCGTAGCGCTTGGCCAAGTACTGCAGGTCGGCGGATAGGCTGGCGGGATAGAGCATGGTCAGAACTCCACCTCAGCACCCGTGATGCCGGGCTCGATACGATAGACCTTGGGGCGGTCGTGGCGCGATTCCAGGTATTGCATGGAGCCGGGATGGAACCATAGACGATAGGAACCCTCGGTCTCACCGTGCCGCTGTTTCTCCAGTTTCAACAGGCAATCAGGGTCATCAGCGTGCTCGTGATTCCCTTCTCGGAATTCTTCTTCCTTTTCCTTGTTGCGCCAGACGATCCAGATGTTGTCCACCAAGTCCGCAACAGCGCCGGATCCTTTGATGTCGAACTTGCCGGGCACCGCGTTTTCGGTTTGGCCTTTCTTCACGTGCAGCACCAGGTGGATGTGCACACCGGTATCTTTCGCCACAGTGCATAGGCTGTTCACGAAGGCCTTCTGTCCGTTGTAGTCGTCTTCCTTCTCGATCACCTTGGCCAGGTTGTCGACCACGAAATGCTGCACGCCGAATTTCTCGACTGCATAGCGGATCACCGCGAGGATGGTGCGAGGATCGCTGCTGCCGACGTGGTCGTAGATCCACAGGCGGCTGTCGGTCCAGCGGTGGAAGGTCTTCAGGAAAGGGATCGTCACATCAAGGCGACCGCCGGCTTGCCGTGCCATCCGTGCCATCACCTTCGGCGGGGCCATTTCCAGCGAGGCGATGCAGACGCGCTGGTCCTGGTCCATCAGGTCTAGGCCGACCTGGCCCACCACCTGGCTCTTGCCGTGGCCGTTGATGCCGGCCCACAGGCTCACCTCGGCCGGCCGGAACTCGAAGTCGCCATGCGTCTTGCGCCAGCCCATCTGGACCTTCGGGGCGTCGGTCGGCTTGAAAAAATGATCGATGACGGCATCCAGCATAGAGCTGGCCGGCACCACCCTGTGCTCGGCCGGCGGCTCGTCCATGTAGGCCGAAAAATCAATGCTGTCGGGGATCAAGTGCATCAGGGGCTCCAGGCAAAATTCTCGTTATCGAAGTCCGACCATGGGTCAAATTCCATGGCCCAGCGCCAGCTAGCGCGGGGCTTTTCGATGTCGGCCGGGTTCGGCAGCACGACGACGCGCGCACCCTTGAACTGGTCCACGTTCCAGGCGTGGAGCTGGGCCGGCGAGTCCTTGCCGATGGCCAGGAGCAGGTCCAGCGCCGCCTGGCGAGTCTGTGCGTTGACCATGAGGCACAGCTGCAGTCCGATCACCCAGCGCCAGTCGTAGGCACCTTGAGGATTCACGAACACCGTGTGATTGGCTTCGGCGATGGGGCCGATGAGCGATACGAGGACCAGCTCGTCAGGCTTCATGCCGCGCTTCCGAGCGTCGATGATGGGCTGGGCACCCTTGGGAATCGTCGTCATTTCGCTCCCCTGAACCGCTGGTCTCCTTGGCCAGAAAAATGACCAGAGCCTGTGCCATCGCTGGATGCCTGCATGTCAGCAACATCGTCAAGCCAGCGGCTCTGGTTCAGGAAAACCAGCGGCGACGGCTCGTAGCCGTCCTGCCATTTTTTCGTCACCATCTGGGCCTTGACCGCATTCACGATCACGGCAGCATGCGCCTCCAGGCCCTTGACCTTCCATCGCTTGAGACACTCGGCCTTGGCGACCTTGCGCTCGCTCCTCGGCCAGGTCTTCCAAAACTCGGCGAAGCCGGGGGCCATCTCGTCCGGTTCACCGGACAAGGGTTTTAGGTTCTTTGTTTTTACTGAAGATGAAGATGAAGATGAAGATGAAGGCAAATCACTTTTGGGGGGCATTGGTGCTGCACCCGACAATTCACCCAAGGGGGGCATTGGTGAAGTGTTTTCATCATCACCCATGGGGGGCATTGGTGAGTAGTTAGGTGAATCCTTGTATAACTCCGGATTGGCTTTTTTCTGGCGAACATACTCATCACGAACCATGCGCGACGAGAACCAAATCGGCCCTTGGGTGATGGGAATCAGTGTCACTGTGGGACCAGCTTGCCGGCCAGAGCGCGGGGTATATTCGAGCGCATCGCACTCGCCCTTGTCCGTGCCTTTCAGCACCTTCTTCTCAACGAGCTCTTTCAGCAGTGCCACCGGACAGCCAATTGCCTGGGCAATTTCTTTCAGCGGCCAGCGGAGGATCCCGTACTCGTCCGAGTCATGGAGCAAGCACATGACGTCAGCCCATGCGCCACGGGCGGCCCAAGAGCAACGACGCAGCTTGGCGTTATTCCGCCAGTCGGCAGGATAGAACTGGAAGGAGGGGCGCGTCATGCGACCTTCTCGCAGCTGTGCGAAGAATTGGCCAGCACCAGCGACTTTGCCTTCTGCAATCGACGGCACAGCGCATCGATGTGGCGCGAATCGAGAACGATGATTTCGTCGCGCATACTGGCTGGATTGCCTTGGCGGATCACGATTCCGCCGCAAATTGTTTTGACCAACAATTGATTATTTTTCAGTTTCATTTGATTTCTCTGCTTGCGGTGGCTCTCATCACCTCGGCACGGCTATGCAACTGGGGGCACCAATCCCAGTCGTGCTAAATTAAAGTTCCGACAACAATTAATAATGAAAGGAATTGCCGTGAGTAAATGTCCAAAATGCGAAAACAGCTTCGTTCACGTCAACATCAAAGAGATCAAGGGGAAGATCGGGGGAAAGCAATGGAACTGCATCTCCTACAACTGCCCCCATTGCGAAACTTCCCTCGGAATCCAGATGGATCCGATTGCGCTCATGACGGACACCGTTACAAGAATCAAAAGGATGTAGCGCTACGCGCGCTGTGGCAGCCGCATTCGTTCATCGATTTATCCGAAGCGCACGCTGCGCTGTGTTCCAGGCCATCCTGCCGCGGCGGTTCAAATCCGCGTACTACTGTGTCTGCTGCCAGCTCGTAAGGAAGTCCATCGATCTTCACCAGGCTCCCGGCCGGGAGCGTCCATTCCTGCTTTTGCTTAGGAGATTTCATCTTGGCTCTCTACTTTCTTGACTATGACTTGCGCAAAAAACGCGACTACAAAACCCTCTACGATGAACTGTCTAACTTCGCCGCGACCAGAGTTCTTGAATCGACTTGGTGCTTCATTCGTTTCAACACAACTTGTGCAGATCTGAGAGATCACTTCACAATGTTTGTTGACGCGGACGATGGATTAATCGTCACCGAGGTAAGTGGCTGGGCAGGAAAAAAACTGAATGGGAACCCACCTTCCAACTGGCAGTAGCTTTCATTCACTTTCCTCGGCACCGCCGGCGAGTTCGATCACGAAAATGTAGTCAGTGACCGGCCGGAGCGTCTCCGGCCGCATCAGCAGCTGGCGGTCGCGCTCAATCGCGGCCGCCCTCTTTTTCTGTTTTTCATTCAGTCGCGCCGCCTCCTCCTGGGCGCGCTCCTTCGTCATGCCCGTCGATACGACAGTCATCACTGAGCAACCAGGTGTGGGATAGCCGACGGCGTAGGTGCCGTCGGGCAACGGGCCGCAAAGAACATGCGTCAGCATTTCGCACCTCGCTTAGCCAACACAACGAGCTTTGCAGCCATGGCCATGACGAATGCCTGCCGGTCATTGGCAATCTGGTATTCTTGGACGATCAGGCGGATCGCTTCTGAGGGTGGGGATTCGAGGAACCGATCCAATTTCGAATCAATAACTACAAGGTCATTTGCCATGGCTGTCCTCGTTCATGATTGCCCCCATTGCGGGGCAAAAAAAGTTGCATTCCCCTGCGAGCTCGCAACGCCCCATAAGCTGAAGCCCTATCATTGGAATATGTTGGCCAGTTGCCCTGCATGCGACGGACCGATTTGTTTTGTGGTCTACACGCACGGATCTTCCTCTGACCCCAAACTCAGTCCCGGCAATATTGCAGAGCCAGCTCGAAAAGACGTGATAGTGATAGGAACTGTGTTTCCATTCAGAGGACCTTCGATAGCCCCTGATTACGTTCCCGATGCTGCCGCCGACGCATTTGTGGAGGGTGCGGAGAATGCTAGAGATGGCAGGTACAGTTCCGCTGTCATGATGTTTCGCCGCGCAATTGACGTCGGTACGAAGGTGTTTGAGCCGGCAATCGACGTCCACAATCTTGGTAAGAGAATCGACAAGCTTGCAGACAACGGCCTGATCACCCGGGACCTCAAAGAATGGGCTCACAAGATCCGTCTTGAAGGAAACGAAGCGGTCCACGATCTGCCCAAACCGACCAAAGAACAGACGGAAGAGCTCCAACTCTTCACGGAGCTCGTTCTGACCTATCTCTTCACCCTGCCGGCGAAGGTCAAGGCGAATCTGCCGGCGCATGAATAAGGCAGCGCCAGGCTGGCTGATGGGCAGGTGGGTGAGCATGCGTCAGCCCTCGGCGGTCTGCGCCGCAGTGGTCTGACGTAGATATGCCCAGTTGACCCTATCGTTCAGCTCTTCGCAGCGAACTTCACCAGCTGTCAACTCCTCGATCCTTGGGCAATATTCGGCGGGGACGCGGCCCTGCTCGCGCCACTGCTGCACGACCTGATAGCCGCTAAGACCTAAAGCGCGCGCAACCGCCGATAGGCTAGTGAAGTGCTTGATGGTTTTTTCGATTCCGTTCATGAAAACCAGCATACACTAGTTTTACTAGCATTACTAGTTTATCCTGCAGTGACACCATAAAAACTAGCATATAGGATTACCGCCATGACGATACATTCACGCATCAAGCAACGCCGCGAAGCTCTTGGAATGAGCATGCAAACCCTGGCTGACCTAGTCGGAGTTTCCGCATGGCAAACGGTCCAGCAGTGGGAAAAGGAGGGTGGTACTGCGCCTAAACGGGAACGCTTAGCCGCAGTCGCGAACGCCCTTAAGACTACTCAGGAATACTTGCTTCTTGGGAATGCTGATATGGGTGAAGAGGCTACTGTTGACCTGGACGGCGAGAGGATGCAACGCCCGAGTACCAGGGCGCTTCAGATAGCTCGGAGGTTTGACCAACTAGATGCTGCAGCCCAAGAAGCGATTTTGGGTCTTCTGGATGCATTCGAAAAAAGGAAGGGATAAGGCGGTATGCAGGGGGACGATCAAAACAACATACCATCGGACGATCAACGGCGTCCCTCTTTACTAATAGCTCTTATCTGGGCATATGGGGGGGCAACCGTTTTCTTTGCCATATTCCTTGCCCTGGTCGCATGCATTCTTGGGACCCTATATCCCCTCGTGCACCATCTCCGCGTGATAATGCTCTCCCGATTACAAGGGCAAGAGATACCAGACGTTTCGCGGTTAGCTTTTGTTTATTATGGATTAGGTATTCTTGCCGGGTTATGCAGCCTCATGCTTTACAGATTTGTCTATCCAAGGCTGGATGCAAAGGCTAAAGAAACGGATCTCCCGTCGTTTTCGGAATCCCCTCCCCCGCCTACCCCACCAACACCAGCGGAAAGAGAAACTATAGGGTGGGAGGGTTTTGATGCGGACGATCCCAAGTACCCAGAAGAACTAGACATTGCTTTTCAAGCATGGCGTGCTGTTTCTCTTAACCCAGGGAAAGGCACTATTAAAGAGCAATTGGCAAATTGGATACGGGCAAACTATCAAGGGCAATCATCTGCAGCGATTGAAAGGATAGTCACCATCGCTAATTGGGACAAATCCGGCGGCAGACCACGCCAGTCTTAACCGTACCAATCGTTTTTGAAATTCCTCCCCCAGTTTTCGGCGGCTAGATAGTTATTATCTCGTCGCTCGAAGACTTCTCATCTAACTGTTTCCCCAAAACAGTACCGTTTCAAAATCGTTTTCCTCTCCCCCGGAATTAAACTCTTCCGCCTTTTTCAGCGCGGCGCGAGTTATTACATTCACGACTGTTGACAGTGATGAGCGACAAACATATTCGCGCCACTATTTTTTCTTGTCTAACTAGTTTTTCTAGTGTAAATTTAAGTCACAGTTTTTTTGAAAGGTCAGGTAATGACATTGAGCACGACAAGAAGCTCTAGTAACAGCCAAGAGTCGCTGTCTAGAGTTGCCAATGATTTAGAGGTCGCCAGTGCAACGGTCAGCACCTTGATCACCATGGCACAGAAAGCGTTGGCCGACGAAGATCCTGGGGCGGCAACTCTGATTCAAGTTGCTGAGCGCTATGTGCAAGACATCGCCGAGGTTACGCGACGACTTTTGGAGTTGTCTCGCAAATAAAAAACCACCAAGTGCGCCAACACTTGGTGGTCCGATGAAACCCACCCTGTCAGGAGTTAATTTCATGAGCAGAAATAGTAGCACAGGCGCGCCCAGCGTCAAGGTAGCGGCGCCTGAAACAGCCGTCATCAAAAACGTCAGCGATCAACTGGCCGATCTGATGGTGATCCTGTTTGAAAAAAGCTGCGATCGCGATGCCAAAGCATTCGATATGAGCAACCTGATCGGCCTGGCGGTCGATCTGTCGTGCAACATCAACAAAATGCTGGGCGAAGTTGAGGCTGCAGAAGAAGCAGCGGAGGCAGCCCAATGAGCATCCTGATCCTCATCAAAGACGGCGAGCCCGTCACTACCTCGCTGGCGATCGCGGAAGGCACCACCAACACGCATGAAGCGGTGATCAAGCTGGTGCGTGCCTATACCGCTGATCTGGAGCGGTTCGGAAGGGTCCGATTTGAAATCCGACCCTTTGAAACCGCCGGCGGGACGCAGCAGCGCGAGATTGCCCTGCTCAATGAGCAGCAGTCTGCGCTGGTGATCGCCTACATGCGCAACAGCGAAATCGTGCGCCAGTTCAAGATCACTCTGATCAAGGGCTTCTTCGACATGCGTGCACAGCTCTCGGCGCAAAACTCCCTTGCGGAGTTGCCGCCCGAGCAGCGCGCCCTGGTTGCCTTGATGGTCGACAACGCTCGAATCAAGGCCCAGCAGCAGGAGATCGTCGCCGTCCAGGAATCGCACACCGAGAGCATCAAGCGCCTTGAGGTGAAGCAATCCGCCTTCGAAGACGGCGCCGGCTACTTCACCGTCATCGGCTATGGCGCCATGCACGGCATCAAGATCGATCACGCCACCGCAATCCGTGTCGGCCGGCGCGCTGGTGAACTGAGCAAGCGCCAGGGCATCCCGGTCGGCAAGGTCCGCGATGTGCGCTTCGGCCAGGTCAACTCGTATCACGAAAGCATGCTTGACGCTGCTTTCATCGAAGTGGGAGAGGGAAAATGACCGCTGCCAAAATTTCCCAAGACGCTGCGCTCAGACAGGCAGCGCAAACCGTCACCGATGCCAGCGACTGCGCAGTCGGGATGCTGAACTCTTTGGGCAGCCTCTTGGCCGGTATTCAGGCGATGACTGGTGGCAATCAAGACGTTCAGCAGTTGGCACAGCTCGGCAGAGAAGTGATCGACGGCTATATGGAGACCATGCGTTCCTACAAGGACAATCTGCCCGAGCTCGCTGAAGGAGGGGCAAAATGAAAAAAGAAAATCGCTCAAGTATCAAGCTGGCGGCCAGCAAACAGCCGACTGCTACCCTCACCGCCATTGAGGCGGCACTTATTAGGGACTTTCGCCTGTTACCTGCGTCCGATCAACGCTCGATCATTGGGTTCTTCGGCTTGAGGGTGGCACGTGCTTTGAAGGAATCAGCGCGCGAATCTGGCAATCATCTGAGGCTCGTCAAATGAAAAAGACACCTCAAAAAGTCGGCGCTGCCAAGCGCATGCGCGTGGACACGTATCAGGTGCAGAAGTCGATGTATGCCTTCGTCGACGGTGAGCTCAAGAAGACCATGACGCTGGGTCTCTCGCCATTCTTCGGCAGCCGCTTCGCCGCGGTGAAGGCACTACGAAAACTTCGTCGTGTGCATCCCACTGCGACACTGGTGCATGTGCGTTCCGAGTTCACCGAACAGGAGAAGTGGGCACGGTTTTGCCTGCTGTCAATGGTGGTCCGCGCTGGCCAGCAAGGGAGCCGGCCATGAGCAATACCACTCAACTTCGCCAGGCTGTCAAACTGATGCTTGACGTCATGCCGAACTCGCCCATTTTCAGCGCCGTCCAAGTCAATGACTTGATCGTTGATATGGAGGGGGCTGCTGCGAACCCTCGGGATTTCGCCCCCTCCATCGCAGGGCTCGTGGCCGGCGTCGTGCTGACACAAGAGCAGGTCGATAGCATTCTTCGGCTGACTGATTCAGTCGCCAATGATGGCCGTCCCGAGCAGCGCGACTTGGCAACAGGAGTTCTTCACTGCGCCAAGTGTGGCTTGCACGCGACTCTCATCGGGAGGGCTTATAGACAAGCCAAGGAAGAAGGCTGCCCGAACGGCTGCGGCCCGTTATGGCCAATGACTTGGGAGCAGCATGCGAAGAAGCTAGAGGCTCAAATCTCGCGACTGGAGAACAATGAGAATGCGGTCTTTCAGGACACCAGGTCGGACCAATCAACGTGAGGCCCTTCAGCTAACTTATGGTGCACTTAATCCTGCGGAAAGGTTCTTTCGATTTCCGCTATGTTCGTCAACGTCTGATCGAGACGTTCCCAAAACTGGCTGGAAGACTCAGCAAGTCGAGCTCGCGCAATGGGCTCTTCCACGGTCTGAAAAGCATTAGGATTCTTGGCTTGACTGAGGACGTGCAGATTTTCATTGTTAAGCTTCAGAAGAAGCAAGACGCTCTTTGCCTTGCTATACGTCTCGATGATCAATTTACGCTTGGCATCATTTTTAACATCAAGAATATTGCCAGCAACTGCATCAAAGATGGCGAAGGGTTGATCTGGCGGGAAATAGAAATTCTCGACCAGAGGCCTATTCCCCCTCGGTGGAATTCTTTCAATCCCAGTCGTCTGCAAGAACCCGTCACGCGAAACAATCAGCTCTGTTCTAATGCTGCGCAAAAAACGATCTTCACGGCTTTCTTTCTCTTGCTCCGCCTGGTCTCGCGCCTTCAAAATTTGGTAGTAAGCAGCACCGAAGGCAGCAATGATAGCGCCAACTGTACCGATAGCTTGAACCCAAGCTGCGGCTTCAGCCGAATAAATTTTTTTCTCGCAGATCGAAAGCCAAAGCCCATACAGCATGAAACTAAAGACAGCTACAACAATTAGGAATGTGAGCGTCTGACCAAGCCGCTTCATAGTTCCCTCCTGTTTGTCCTGCGAAAGCGTAGCACATCACGACGAGCCGGGATGACCGAGAGCGCCAAGTTATTTGCCCTACTAAAACCAGAATCATTAATAGACAGTCGCGCCACCAGAACTCACCTTTTCTAGTTACTGATATGCTTCAAACGAAGACAAGAATACACCCGCTGATCAGACTTCTTGCGACCCAGGAGATGCGTACCTGGCAGGCGCAGGCCCAAAACAACGACAAGATATTTCAATCAGTCGCCCCAAAATTCCTCATCGGATGGTTGCGGCGCATATTCAGATGCGGCTGCGGAACACTGACGTCGTACCATCTCGAACAGGCGGAAGGGCTCAGATACATAATCCTCCCATTCCTTAGCAACGTTTTCGGGAAGTGGCTCATTCAGATGAATGGTCTCGCTGACGTAGTTGGATATTTTTTTGCGTGCGATTTGGAACTGCGCAATTGCATTAGCAAGCCTAGAAGCGCAGTTGTCGCCCAGAGCTGTCAAAGCAACGATTTCTTCCAAAGAAACAGACAGTGGCTCCATTTGCCGCAGGCTCCCTGCCATTCGACTGGGGATATCGTGCGTACCAGTCTGAAGGTTTGTGAATTGCAAATGGGCGATAAATACCCTGAGGTCATTCGTAATCCGCTCTATGCGCGGCGCAAGCCCAGCCGCTACGACGACAGCATTAAGATACTCCGCTCGTTTACGGCGCCGCGTCTCGGTAGTTGCAAGCCATATCGTTCCGCCGAGCGCCAAACCAGTAAATATCGCGCCCGTCCAGGTTCCCCAGTCAGATGCAGACAGGCCGCGCCAGCCAATGCCGCTGTATGCAACAAACCCGAGAACTGCAAACAGCATAAGGATTGCGTAACGGTTATACCAAGTGTCGAGCCATTCCTTCATGCTTTCCCCCATTATTTTGCGGGCAGCTTATCACTCTCGGCGCAAATCAGCATGGAGTAAAGAGGTTAACATGAGAGCACTCAACATAAAGCAAGTAGCCGAGAAACTTTCTCTCGGCCAGTCCACCATCTATCGCATGATCTCAAAGGGGGAGTTCCCGAAGCCGTTTTCCTTGGGCGGGAATAGGACGGCCTGGCTGGAGGAGGATGTGGAGCGGTGGCTGGCGGAGAAAGCTGGTAAGCAGATCGCATAAGGAAACTACCACCCTTCCGCTAACGAGACAGAGTGCTACCATTCTCCTCTAAACAAAAATAGGGGAATTTATGAGCGCTCTCAGAAAGGCAGCTAAGCACGCAACCATTGCTGCCACGATCCTTTTAACCTTCACTGCCATTTCTGTTTTGATCGCAAAGTGTTATTTCAACAGAACTTTGGAGCACTTCAAGTGGGAGAAAGATACACTAGATAAATATGCCCAATTGGGACAATTCGGCGACTACTTTGGGGGCGTTCTAAATCCAGTTGTTGGCTTCGTCACCATTTGCCTACTAGTGCTGACCATCTGGCTGCAAGCTAGCGAATTAAGATCCTCTGCGGATCGAGAAGATGAAAACAGAGAGTTCAATAAAGAGCAGTTAGAAAACGCAAAAAAACAATTAGAACAAAGCGATGCGGCTCACAGAGAGCTGATAGAACGCTCAAATCGTGAGCTTCACGCATCGGAACAAGCGAGGAAGGAAGAGCTGGCAATCGCTGCGCAGCAAGCTGCAGATGCTCAGCGAGAACGATTCGAAGCAGAACAAGCACGCATCGAATCACTAAAAGCCGCTAGGGAGCAAAATGAAAAGCAACTAGAAGCGCTCAACCGCCAACGTTTCGAACAGACGTTCTTCTCTTGGCTGGAGTCGTCACGCAATATTGTCAGAGATTTTCATGTAGAAGATGAAGCTTCCTTGGAGCGCTCTGCCTTTTCGGGGATCCACGGAATGGAGGCGATATTTGATCGTGCTTATAGCCCTCTCTACATGACATTTAGTGAAAAAGCGAGTCTCCACATACTTACCCGGACGGAAGATCGCTCCAAACTTAATTCACTAGATGAAGCCGTATGTGCGTCTCTGCTGGCGAAGTGGGAAAATATCTATCGCCAGTGCGTCGGACAGCTGGATCCGATGTTCCGCACGCTATATCGGCTTCTGCGCTGGATTGATGAGCATAAGGATCTCTCCATAGAAGAAAAAGTGCTGTATGTTTCCATCGTGCGTGCTCACGTTTCATTCTCTGAATACAAGTATTTGCTCTTAAACGGATTCACCTCTCGTGGCAAAAATATGGTGTTCTTGATGAACAAATATGCATTCTTCGACAACCTTGAACAAGACAATGGTGTTATCGATATGTTGCGTACCTCATCCAAATCACCTTATAAACCATCGGCATTTTCAAGCAAACTTGCGCGAGATGAACTAGGAATTATTTCTTGATCCTGAGCGGATCGATCCGATCCGCCTCACTCAATGCCCACACTGCCCATCGGTCAGTCAATTCACCCTTCCCTCTCGATACTATCGCGGCCTGAACGTAAGCGCGGATTTCGCCCGCTTTCACCCAGGCGGACACTTCTTCGAACAGTTCTTCTCTACGGATCTCTTCGGCCTTTTCCCAGCGACCTAGTTCTTCTTGGATCCGCTCCTCCTGATGTCGCTTGATCGTTGCCTCCAACTCGGCTTTCTCTTTGAAGTATTGTTCATACCTTTGCAGTTCTGATTCTCGGTAAAGCCATTCGGCCAAGATCAGGAAACCGGCAACGATCTGCTTGACCTGATTCTCAAGAGGCTGCTTCTCCCGATCATTCCATTTCAAAGCGATTTCATCGGGGGCCTCCGCCCGCGAGATGACCAGCTCTAACGGACTTGTTTCTTCGGCCTCCTTCACTGGCCGCCGCACCTCCGTTGCTCCCTCATATCGCAACTCGAAGTCAATACGCTGATCGCCAATCGCTACGGCACACTGATAACCATCGCCTCTGACTTTAGCTGCGGACGCTCCACACTGCGTCAGGGCGATCAAAATGGAATTGAGGATGGTAAAGCGTCTACGGCCCTGTTTACTAGAAGCAGTTATAGGGTATAGATATTGATCAAGTAATCTCCCGGTACGCTTTTTCTTGTTAGCTTCGTCTTTCGCCAAAAGCTTCGATATCTCGGGATGTCTACCAGACAAAGTTTTGCGTATCGGTGCCGCATCTGCGAGAGCGTGAGCACGTGCTTTGACCTCCGCCAAACTTTCCGGAAAATCGGGCTTATCAGGGATCGGACCTTCTAACAATATTCGCCGCCGCTCTCCGGTTCCGAAGGTCGGTTCGGAACCAAACACCACATGATCGGATTGGCCAAGAGCACGAGCAGGAAGTGCCAGCTTCTTCGTCGGCTTGCCGGCGTCCTTTTTAGTCCAATATCCGAGCCCTGGTTTCGGGATGTTCGAACCGCGGCAAACTTTGGCCAGCATGACGTCGGAGATACCGAACCTCTTCGCCAACTTCGAGGCCGGCTCAGACCAGACTAGATCGTAGAGTTCGGATCGGCTGACACGCTGACCTAGCAC